AGGCCGAAGCACACGCGGGCCTCACTCCCACAACAGCCCAAGCCCCTTGGCGGGAAGGCGAGAACGACGATGGCATTGCCCAAGGCAGTTCAGAAGCAAGCGGAAGACATTGCAGCGTACGACAAGGCGATAGGGGAAGCAGCAGCAGCAGCGGCTGCACAACCTCAACAGCCCGAAGGCGAAGAGCCAGCGCCGCAGCCCACGCTTCAGGTAGTCGAACCGCCAGCCAGCACTGCCCCGGCACCAGCGACGCCCCCGGTTGAGCCGAGACGCGACGATGGATGGGAGCAGAAGTACCGCACCCTGCAAGGTATGTTCGCTCACGAGACGCAGCAACTTCGTGACGCACTACGCCAAGCCACCGAGCGCATCGACGCATTGCAGAAGCAGCAGTCTGCAACGCCGCCCGAACCCAAAGCGAAGCTGGTCACCGAGAAGGATGCGGAAGCCTTCGGTGCGGATTTGGTCGACATGGCGCGGCGCGTGGCCCGAGAAGAATTCGGTGATCGCGAGGAAGCCTACATCGAGCGGATCAACGCACTGACGGCCCAACTGACGCAGCAGGTAGGACAGGTTCGCGAGACGCAGCACGCAACCAGCAGGGATGCTTTCTTCGGAAATCTCGCAGCGGCGTTTCCCAACTGGGAAGCGGTGCAGGCGAGTGAAGCGTGCCAGAAATGGCTAGGCTCCAAAGTACCCGGAGCGAACTTCCTCTGGAACGATGTTCTCGTGGATGCAGCGGAGAAGCTCGACCCAGCGCGCGCCATTGAAGTGTTCACGGCGTTCGCAGCGACGCAACCCCGAGCACCGCAGCCCACACCCGCCGCAGCAGGCCGTAGGTCCGAGCTTTCTCGTCAGGTAACACCCGCGAAGTCTGGTGGACCGGCAAGCGTGCCGAGCGAAAAGCGCACGTACACGGCCAAGGAGTACGAGGCCGAGTCGATGCAGATTGTTCGGTTGATGAAAGCCGGTCGACACGACGAAGCGACACAGATCGAAAACGAACTGAACGCCGCACTGCTGGAGGGCCGTCTAAAGCCCTGACAGGGGCGGCTCCAACAAGGAGCAGACGGCTATGGGTGGCTCAAGTTTTCCTCAATCGCGTGGTGGTGATGCAGGCGTAACAGCGGTGGGTTCGACGCAGTACGGCAGTCCCGTATTGCAGAATTCTCTTGTGGTTGTCAGCGCAGTGGGAGCCGAACAGGCGGTGCAGCTTCCTCCCGGCAACGCTGGTGATCCTCCCCTCTCCGTGGTCGTCGTAGGTGACGCTTCCGCGATGGTTTTCCCACCGGAAAACGGCGCAATTCAAGGCGGGAACATCGACGCACCCTTCGAGGTGCCGCTACTGGTCACGGCCACGTTCATTCCGGTCGCGGAGAATGACTGGGTGGTCAATCTGAGCGCGGCTGCTTCGGCACCTCCCCTCGTACGCACTCCCGAGATGGAAGCGGAAGCCGCTGCCAAGCGGGCGAAGGAAAAGGCCGACGCCGAAGCCGCAGCGAAGGCCAAGGCCGAGGAGGAAGCCAAGGAAAGGGACGAAGCGATAAGGGCCGAGGAGGACGCCGAAGCTCGCCACAAGGCGAAGAACAAGCGCCACCCCGCCACCGCCGAAGCCTAACCCGCCCGCGCTGACGCCAACCCAGATCAGGAGAAAGCAGCATGGCAACCATCACCCCAGCAGCAGTTTTTCCCATTACAGGTGTTCAGGTCGTAAGTCCGACCTATTCGGGTACCTTCATCCCGTCGGTTTGGTCGAGCAAGCTCAACGTCAAGTTCTACGCAGCCACGACGTTTGGCGACGTGTCGAACACGAACTGGGAAGGTGACATCAAGTCGATGGGCGACAAGGTCATCATCAACAACATCCCGTCGATCACCATCAACGCGTACAGCGTCGGCACCTCGCTGACGTACGAAGTTCCGGCTCCGAGCATCATCGAACTTCAGGTGGACAAGGGGTATTACTTCGGCGTGAATGTCAGCGACGTGCTGGAGTACCAAGCCCAGCCGAACCTGATGGACATGTTCACGACCGACGCCGCGAACCAGATGAAGATCAAGGTCGACACCGAGTGTCTGCAAGCGGTCGTCACCGGTTGCGACGCGGCGAACGTCGGCGCGACTGCCGGGAAGCTATCCGGTTCGTACGCCTTCGGCACGGACCTCGCGCCGCTGGCGCTGACAGCAGCGTCAGGTGCGGGCAACATCCTCGCTACCATTACCGCGATGGCGTCGGCTCTCGACGAGCAGAACGTGCCCGAGTCGGATCGCTTTCTCATCATCACCCCGGTCGAGCGCAACATGCTCATGTCGTCCAACCTCGCACAGGCCCAGTTCATGGGCGATGCAACGTCCATCATCCGCAACGGGAAGATCGGACGCATCGACCGCTTCGACGTGTACGTGTCGAACCTGCTGCCCAAGGCTGCTGCCGGTCAGGACTACTTCGGCGTCGCGCTGGGAAGCGCGTTGAAGCGGCACGCGATATACGCGGGCCACAAGTCGGCGTGGACCTTCGCGTCGCAGATCAACAAGGTCGAGAGCATCCCGAATCCGAGCGATTTTGGTCAGCTCGTTCGCGGCCTCGTGGTCTACGGACGCAAGGTCGTGAAACCTGAAGGTGTTGTCCTAGTCCAAGCAGCGAACTAGGATTCCGGTATATCCTCTCCCCCGGTGCCGGGGGAGAGGCACCGCACCTTCGGAGAGCGCATGTCGACGATTATCGCCTCGACTTTGATCGACCGTGCCTCGATCATTCTTCAGGACGCAACCAATATCCGGTGGCCGCGTCCCGAGCTTCTGGGTTGGTTGAACGATGGCGAACGCGAGATCGTTCTCCACAAGCCCAACGCCTACATCAAGCATGTTCCGGTTGCGTTGGTGCTTGGCTCCAAGCAAACGCTGCCGGTCGATGCCGTCGCGCTGATCGACATTCCGCGCAACGTGGCTGGACCGGCAATCCGGGTGGTGTCGCGCGAGATTCTCGACGCGCAATCGCCGGGGTGGCACACGCAAACTCCTGTCGGTGTCATCAAGCACTACATGTACAGCCCGCTTGATCCGAGGACGTTCTACGTCTACCCGCCCGCCACGGTTACTCCCAACCCCATCAACGTGGACCTCGTTTACGCCGCTTCGCCTGCGGACATAGCCGAGAACGTCGCCATTCTGGTCGACGACGTGTATGCGACCGCGCTCATCAACTACATCCTGTACCGCGCGTATAGTAAGGACGCGGAGTACGCGGCAAACGCCGCACTGGCAACTGCGTACTACGGGCAGTTCATGACGCTGCTCGGTGCGAAGGTTACGGCAGAAACGGTGACGGCCCCGAATCAAGCGCTGGCAGGATTCAATCCGAATGTTCCTGCCACGCAAAAATAATGGCGACCGTTCCCTACTCCACGTTTTATCCCTACCTGATTCCGCTCGTTCCGCACGTAGCAGACCCGGTAGCGGAGCAGGCCATCCGTGACGCCTGCATCGAGTTCTGCAAGGGGTCGATGATTTGGCGGGAGCCGATAGACCCCATTTCGTCGATTGCAGGCGAAGCGGTGTATGAGTTCGACATACCAACAGGTGCCGCGCTCGCGCACATCGTGGACTTGTACTACGACGCTCGCTACTTGTGGAAAAAATCGGTATCCGAAATCGCAGCGAAGTACTCGCGCGACTGGATGCAAAGGTCCGGTACACCCATCGCGTACACGATGCTCAACTCCGACGAGATCACGCTGGTGCCGAACCCCGACAAGTCACTACCCAACGCGCTGACCGGAGTTCTTGCTCTTGCGCCGTCGCGCAAGTCCACGACCGTGAACGACTACGTGTACGAGGATTACGCGGAAGAGATCGCACGCGGCGCTGCGTCGAAGCTGATGGCGATTCCGAATCAGCAATGGAGCGACCTGAAGACGGCGCTGATGTATCGCAAGCAGTTTGTGTCTGACATAGCGAATGCTCGCGGGCATGTGAATCAGGCGCACATGCAGGCACCGATTTCAGTCCACCTTCGCAGGTTCTGGTAATGGCTGCTGCCACCTACAACATCACACTGGAGCAGGGAGCGACACTTCGTTTCCCTAAGTTTCAGTTCGGAACTCTGCTAGTCGATGCCAATGGCGATGCGATCCTCGATGCCAACGGCAACCAACAGATCGACGTAGGCCGCGATTTCACCGGTTGCAAGTTCCGGTTGCAGATGCGCAAGTCGAAGAAGCCGACAGCCGAGGAAGTCTTCACTATTACGAGTGAAGACATAGACGGCGGCATCACTGCTGACGCAGATGGCAACATCATCTGCGTCGTGCCGGATGAGAAGACCGACGCGGCGAGCAAGGACGGCTACTGGGATTTGAAGTGCTACAACCCCGATGGAACTGAAGATCGTCTGCTCGAAGGGCAGGTTATCGTCAACAGCGCAGTTACGGTCGATGCAGCGCCATGACCGACATCGTAGTGGTGCAGGA